CTTAAAAGAGTTGAAATCTCTTTCTTTAGCCTGGCCAGCCATTGCTCTTCCCATGATAGATGGATTTCCCATAAATCCTTGCGATGTTGTAAACCCTGATCCGACTACAGCTAACTTATCTCCTAGATTATCGAGGCCTTCGCTTTTTCCAGTAACTGCAAATTCTGCAACCATTTCTGCGAGATCTTCTCCTGCTAGTGCGCCAAATCCACCCATTATTAGTGCGCCTAGAAATGATCCTATCGGTCCACCCACCATTCCTGCAAGTGCGCCAAGTTTTGCTCCACCAAAACCACCCGCAATACCACCTAAAGCACCCGACAGTTCTTTGATAATTACGTCTTCACTTTCGCCGTTAGCTATTGCGTCATAGACATCAACCATAGAAAATCCTACAGATGCGGCCGCACCCGCAAACTTCAATAATCCTGCATACTTAGTGATTTTCATTCTATCCAGTTTATCTAGTGCCGCTTTGATACTATCGTTACCTAAAAGCTGTCCAAACTCGTCTATTGCCTGCCCATTACTATTGAAAGCCAAAAATCCAGGCAGTCTAATTCCCTTATTAATGAGATCTGTTTGACGCTTATTAAGCTTATCGTTATTTTTTGCTCTATCGTCCCGATTATCTTTATTATTCTTATTATTCTTATCATTATCTTTAGTATCGTTCTGTCCAACGCCAGCAGTAGTATCAGTTACATCATCTATAACCTCATCGACAGGCACACCCTTTAGTTTGGCGGAAGCCGCTTTCGCTAATGATATAAGTTTACTTTGTAGATAAAACCCAAAGCCAACTCCAAGAATACCTCCGACAGTTTTTAGTGTCTCGTCAGAAATTTCTACTCCTGCAATTGCTCCATCGTCCTCACCATCGAGTTCGTCTAATTTAGCACCAACCTTATATGCTAAAGACGCTAAAAATGCAGGCAAAGCCCATCTCTTGTTTATAGTGGCCGCTATTATAGCATTTACTGCGGCAAAGTTAATTCCGCTTGCTATGTCATCACCAACTTCTGGATCGACACCCATTTTATCTAGTGATCTATTTACTGCACCCTCAATAAAATTACCAACAGCAGGCGCTATAGCAGCCGCAATTCCTAATCCGATTACTTTTTTCCCCAGACCCGTAAAGAACTTTTTAGTAGACATTCCTGCAATAGTACCACCCAGTAAACCGGATACTGCACCCATGAGTCCTCCGCCAGCAAAGAAAGCATTGACACCACCGCCTCCTTCACCATCATCCTTTTTGGGACTAGTTCCTGCTCCTGCTCCTGCCCCCTTCTTGCTATCCTTCCCACCATCATTATCACCATCTGATACAGATGCGGCTAATCTTGCTCGTTTAGCGTCTTCTGCCGCTTCTTTATCCCTTTCTTCTGCGCTCTGAAATAGTTGCGTGTGGCGTTTTAAAGCGGAGTGCATACTGTCTAAAACATCGAGTAGATGTGCATAACGAGCCTCATCTAGACCAGCTTGCTCTGGGTTTACGATAGTAATAACTTTTTTGGGATCTTCCGACATTTCTTAGTCCTTGAACTTACTGTCTATCCAACATTTTCCATAGTACAACACTCCCAACCAAACAGTGAATAATACACCGTCTAGATACGAGAGAGTTTCCCATGCTTCAACTGGATTCATTTTACTTCTTCTTCATTGCTTGTGTACCAAAGAATGCCGCAACGATACCGGCAACAGCGACAAAGTATGTCGGTGCCATGCTTCCTAATGTCTTTTGTGCTTCATCTAATCCTGCGAGAGATGCTAGAACAACAGCAAATGGATACAATAACAAACCACCAAGAGCAAACCATGTCATGTTACGCTGTGCATCACGCATAGCATCCGCATCTTCTAATTCTTTGCGTCTAAACTCAAGATACAGTTGCTCTTCTTGTTTAGATACTTGTCCATCACCATTTGTATCAGCAGGGTGAAATACTTCTGCTTTTGTTTCTTCACTCATCATTTGCTCCGTTATTGTTGTTGAGTCTTCTGCTCTTCTAGATAATCTATAAGCATATCAACGTATATATCACGCTCATATGGTATTAGACCTTCTAGTTCTGCTATACTGTATTTATGATGTTGAGCCAGGGAAAATATTGTTTTATAATACAATCCTAAGTTAGTGTGACTCAACACTAGAGAAAAAAACTTTCAGTACCCTTCAACACCATTGTCTTCTCATCACCATTGGTGTTTGTATATTCCAAAGTGTATGATAACTGTGGCATAGTTTCAAAGAAGCTTTTCAAAGCTACTGTTGCTTCGCCCGGTAAAGATCCTAGAAAAGAATCCACTTCATCCTTACTGAAATCCTTTAAATATTGTACTTCATCACCTACGACTACCGAGTCAATACATCCTAGCATCACATCAAACAACACCTCTCCCTGATTAACATCTGGATTAGCAATCGATAAGAAGTCATTTACTTGCTCCAACTTAGGATATCCCATAACTAGTTGAGTGTCATCATCAACCGTAATGAATTTTGTATGTCCTTCTGGAACGTCTAGTTTTATATTTTCAATATCTATTTCACACTCAACAGGATCTTGTGTGTCTGGATCTGTTACAGTAAAGGAAAGAGTGTTATTGACAGACTTAGCCCTGATCTGTAAAAGAAGATACTCCAAGTCAAACATAGGGAGATCCTCTGCATTAATATCACCTTGACAGCAATTAGTGATTATCTGTTTCATTGCTAAAACTATTTGATCTGACTCTTGTGTCTCTTGAGCGATCAATAATATCTTTTCTTCTTTTACTGTAAATGGTCTATATTTAATTACTTCACCAGACGAAACTATTTTAGTCTCAAAAAGTGGCATATCAATCTTAGGTAATCCCATTGCACTATACTCCTATAATATATTAATTGTTTAAATTTTAAAATTTGTCTAAAAGTGTATTTACTTTATTTATTTGATTGATAGCATCCTGTACTCCTCTGGGCTTTCTAATTCCCTTGATCGTTTGTGCTACTGTATTGATAGTAGAGAACCAACTCAATATACCACCAAACGCAGTACCATCTCTATCATCTAAAACAATACCCGTCTTAGATCCAGTTACGCTCATTTCATCGTAAGTAAATCCGACAGGTAGAGTAAGAACTTCACCATTATTTTCCCACGCAGGATTGATGCTACCTACTTGAACAGGATAGAGTCCACTAAACTCGTACAAATACTCAATAGACTCTGAGTTAAATGAATATACTGCAACTTTCATTGTTGTTGCGTAATCTTTCTTATATCCCATTTCATATGGTAATTGATTATTCACGCCTGAGAATCTACCACCACTTGTGTCGAAGTTTATGATAGCTTGCATCCATCTGTGGAATAGTTTCATAACAGCAAAGTCAGAATCGACCATAAACTGTGCAGGCATAACAGGAAAGTTTAGTCCTTGAGGGCGCCTAGCAGTTGCACCGAATCCTTGATGCTGTATATCAGTAGTCACTAGATCTAGTTCTGGTAGGGTCACGCTTTTACAATAGAATGTTATGTCTTTTGTTATATCCAGATTGTCCTCTACAGATGTTATCTCTGCGAGTAATGCTCTAGGAAGTGTAAAAGTAACAGCAAACAGATTATTCTTTGCTACACCACGTTTATTTAATTTTGCACTGAAGTCTTGTAAACTGAATGCCATTGTTAGTCCTATATCTTTCTCTTAGACTGTGCAAATACAGTCGATTTAGATGCACCAACAAATCTTTCTGTCGGCAAGAATAATGCGATATCCCATTCTGATGGATATACATACATAAATTTACTTTGTACTTGTGAGTTCAAATATCTCTTAACACACGGTTTGAATGCTTCGAACTTAGCCGCCTTATTTAATATTTGATAGTTAATTCTCAGTCTTGTAGTCTCATCATATTTACTATTGTTAGCTGTTTCATATAGTGCGTCCATCAACTTAGCACGAAGCGGTAAAGGTAGATAATGCATATTCAGTCCATAGAATCCACCCTTAACTGTCTTGAATGGAAATATTAGTGGAAGTCTATCATAGTACGGTAGCTTTGCTCTAGTCTTAGCCATATACTCATACATATACATTCCACCAATAAGTGGACGAGAAGACATTCTATCCTTATCACTCTTTGATCCAAAGAACTGATTCTCTTTTACAGTCTTGTACTGTTTAGCTGTCCCACGATACCAATCACGAGCCTTAGCAGTCCGAGCAGGAATCTGCCCAGATCTTACACCTTTTGTTAGAATTTCATCAAATATTACTGCCATCACGCACCTCTTTCCTACTAGCTTGTCTCTCTTTAGCTTTCAAACGCTTCTTCAATCGCTTCTCCCACGATCTACTTAGACACTTGACACGCTCTCTCTTAGACATTATAGTGTTACGATACCTTCAGCGATTAATCGCTCTCTGTTAGCCATATGTTGCGCTTCAACGTCATCCTTTGATCCACCAAAGTAAGGAACAGCATGACCCTCTTCAACTAATATTTGAGTAGCTGGGCGCCATGCGTCAGTTGTAGCACAATATACATCAAAGTCTCCGAGTACACGCCCAAACTTACCACGCATATCTTCACCTTTCTTACTGATCTGTGTCTTCAATACTGGATTCTTTCCTAGTAGAGACTTCAATCTTGCTTTAGATGCTAGTCCAAACTTCTTCTCAACTTTGTCACGAGTTCTTGATTCTGGAGTATCAATGCCCATAATACGGACACGTTCGTTATATAACCAGATACCAAATCCAAGATCTATATCCACATCAACTGTATCACCGTCTACTATCTTCACTACTTTTGTTTTATATTCGTACATTATTTAAAATTCCTTGTGTTTATAGACTATTTATACGTTAGATATTATTTTATTCCTAACTCTTTTTCTGTTATAATAGAGAACTTCCATCCTCTATCCTTGCAATATTCTTCAGCCGCATTCCATTTAGCTGAGTTTGTTCCATAAGTCTTGACTTCATTTATATAACGCTTAGTCGGCTTATTCTTTTTAGTGTTCTGAACTTTTGGTGCTTGAGTTTGAGCCCATGGTTTTACTTCGATTAATATCTTTTCTTTCTTTCCATGATATGTTTTCTCAACATAAAAGTCTGGAAAATATCTATGCATCTTCCCATCTATTGGTGATCTATATGGAATAATTATTTCCTCACTATTCCATTTAGTAACATGGGGGTGCTTATCTAAATAACGCATCAGTTTAAGTTCCCATCCACTACGATATATAATATTAGACGGATCACCTTTATACTTTTGCGGATGTTCGGGCTTAAATCTCCCTTGATAATACTTAGACACTTTCTCTCCAATACATATAAATAATCAACATAGACTAACTTATTATTTATATAAAGGTTCAGAGATGACTAGAGGACTACTAAAAACCAACGCCGAAGAGTTAATTTCCCATAGAAAGGGAAAGACTAATGGTGATCAAACGATACATAAGTTTCCTGTTAATATAGGATCACATGGCACTCTTATGCATTTCTTTGAATACACTTATGGTGGTGTAAAAGGAGGCGAAAGACTTGATGGACATAAAGTTATGTTGCCTCTTCCCAAACAGATTAATGATAGCTTTAAAATTAATGTTGGGGGTGACGAAATTGGTATTCTTGGAACAGGTGCCGCCAATCTTGTTGGATTAGCGCAGGATGCGGAAGCGGCCAAGTCAGTTGGCTCAAGCTTTGTTGACTCGATTGGAAAGGGAATTGATTCAATTGCGGGCTTTGCTACTGGACAAAAAGATGCTGTAGCGGCACTATCATCAGCAATGGATAAAGCATCGAACACTGGACTATATTTAGCAAAGGCGGGATTAGGTAAAGTAGCGCCTGATATATTGGCCGGAGTTGGACAAGGAAAAGGAAACGCAGTCAACCCATTCGCATCTCTAGTATTTAAGGGAGTCGATCTTAAAGTACATTCGCTTGAGTGGTTATTATCACCAGAAAGTGAAGAAGAGCAACGTGAATTAAAAGATATTATTAAAATTATTCAATCGAATATTTTACCAGAAGCAACAAGCCCACTAGGAAATGACGCAGAAGGTCAAGAAAGGGGAATGAGTGTTATGGATAAAGGTATTCTTAGATATCCCTCAATGGTTAATATTTATTTAATGGGAGTTGATCAAGAATATTACTTTAGATTTAAAACGTCAATGATATCACAGTTTAATGTTGACTATACTCCTAATGGATTAGCAGTTAATAAGGGCGGTAAGCCATCTGCTATTCGTATTACAATGACATTAAACGAAGCATTTATTCATACAAAAGGTGACGTAGACAAGTATCCAACAACAGAAATTCAAAGCGTTCCTGAAAAGACAGAACAAGTGTTGGAGGATAGTGCGGATAATGTGGATAATGCAGAAGATAGTGATACTGTTAATAGTAATCCTACTGGACAAATTCCAACAGATGCGCCTGTTCAGTCAAGTGATGAAGTAACTGTTACTAATACTTTGCCTACTGGAGAGACAGTAGAAACAACTATGCCTATAACTGAAGCAGTTGAGTCAACAGGAAAGACTCAAGAACAACTTGCATCATCAACTAATCCAGTGTATAGATTTCCTGAAGTGCCGGGAGGATTTTAATTGTGTCATACTTTAGTAGATTTCCTACAACATCATTTAATGGTCAAGAAGTTGTTGACATTACTCGCAAAGCCGCTTTATTAAAAGGGACAAAATCTAACGCTCTATCTTATATGAGTTACACAATAAAAGAGGGAGAAAGGCCTGAAGATATCGCATATTATTACTATGATGATCCGTCATACGCTTGGTTAGTATTAGCATCTAATGATATTGTTGATCCGTATACACAGTGGCCGAAGAATCATAATGCATTTGAAAGATACATTATGAGTGAGTATGCAAGCGCATCAGGCACAACAGGATACGCAGTCATTGAGTGGAGTAAGAACGCTACTCTCGGTGCTAATATCGTAGAGTATAGATCACATTCTGACTCTAATATTAGACTCAATCGAGCCTCCTATCTAGCACAAGACGATAACGAAAAGTCTGAGTTCTATCCAGTTCGAGTATATGACTACGAATTTCAATTAAATGAGTCAAGGCGACAGATTGTTTTAACGAATAAATCTTATCTAGAAGATATTGATAGTCAATTAAAAGAAGAATTAAATGCCAAGTAGTCAAGCACAAGCAGGATATTATGTTCTAAGATCATTTAAAGTTCGACCTATGTTCGATAATAGGGAGAATACTATATCTGATCACATAGAACTATCAAAGGTCATTGTCAACTGGAGTCTTTCAGAAGCAATGGGTTCGCCTTATATCACTGGAAGCGCAGTTGTACACGAATCAGATAACCTCCTTGAAGAAGTTCCGCTACGAGGAGAAGAAGAAATTGAAATCACTTACGAAGACTTCTATGGTAAAAGCGCCACGCAGAAATTTTTTCTATATGCTATTGAAGATATAAGTCCTGAATCATCTATTAATGATAGAATGCAGTCATATACTATTAAGTTTACTACAAAACAAAAGCTATTCGCTGATACTAAAGAGATAAGAAAGTCCTTTGCTAAACAAAAGATATCAGAAATAGCACAAACTATCTATAATGATTACTTTATTACAGGCGATAAGTCAGTAGATAAAGAGATAGAGATAGAAGAAACAGATGGAGAACAGACATTAGTCATTCCTTGTCTTAAACCAGACGCCGCAATGCACTTTTTATCTAGAAGAGCATATAGCAGTGAGAATAATACATCATCATTTAGATTCTTTGAGACGAGAGAGAAGTATTTTTTCTGTACGTTTGAGTACTTAGTGGGAAAATATGGCGATTTGGGGGAGAAAAGTGGGGAAGAAATAAACCCGTTATTTTTTATATACAACACGTTAAATGACAATACGGGGCCAGGCCAAAGGATAGCACAGCAGAGTATAAACGAGATTACATTTCCTTCAAAGGTCGATACATTCTCTGATATAAAGCAAGGCGCATACAGGCGGAGCGTGACAGAACTCGACATCAATACGAGAACACGCATATCAAGAGACTATGATTACACGACAGAATACGATGGCCATAAGATGCCCGAGGAAGTTTCTCTAACACATTCGCAGGAGTTTGTCAACACTTATATGCCGACACACGAGGCGCCTGAACAGATACTGATTACAGACTTTCCACAGATAGGAATGAACGAAGGAAAGGATAATATGCTTCGGCCTTATCAGCACTTCTATGAGAACTATACAGCAAAGCCCATTACACAGTATCATCTAAAGCGTAATTCGTTTAATGTTGTTATTAAGGGAAGGATTGAACTCTACCCAGGCATGATGATTAATCTTGATTTGATTAAGTTTAGTCATACGCCGCAGGGGACAAGAGAGAAGGATACTCAGCGAAGTGGTAAATATGTAGTGACTTCTATTACACATTCATTTTCAGGGGATGACTATACTCAGTCGATTGGCTTATCTAGGGGTGGCCTAGTATGATGAATGCTTCGGTTGTTACTTCCATTATACCATATTTTTACGGTTTGTCAACAGTTATTTTAAATATTTTAAAGCCAGGTCGACCAGGTTGTAACCCGGTGAGATATAATACACTAAAGGATGAAGATTAATGAGCGCAGGATTTGACAATATGTTACACTTTGTGGGAGTCGTAGAAGACGCTCATGATCTAACAAATAGTGGGCGGGTGAGAGTGAGAGCGTTTGGAATACATCCTCCTCGTGATGCTAAGACGAATGAAGATAGTGTTCCTACAGCGTATCTTCCTTGGGCCACTGTATTAGACGGAACTTATGGAACGTCTCCTATCATTCCGAGTGTCGGAGACTGGGTGTTTGGATTCTTTATTGATGGACGAGAAGCGCAACAACCCATCGTTATGGGCAGACTACCGGGAATGAATTTGTCATTTCCAGCAGGATCTGGTGAGCCAGGAGAGGACGGATACACTCCTCCAGAAGCTATTCATAAATGGGGCGAGCCACATTGTCATCGATATGTGACTGGAGAAGATGCCGGAATGGGACAGGGAGTGAATCAGCGAGTCTATCAGAGAAGCAATATAGAGACTGCTGATGGGGGATCGTTTGATGAACCCGCTATTATGATGCCTGAGAATAACTATACGAATAGAGTATTACAGTCAAAGGACGGCGATAACTTCATTGTACTGGGATCAGGAGAAGATGGAGACGCTAGTGATTACTTTTTGATCTCTCATAGTTCAGGATCAGTTGTACAGATAGATGCTAACGGCACAGTCTTTATTAAAGCATTTGGAGACAAGTATAACTCAACAGAGGGATGTGAAGCAACGAATGTTCAAGGATCGTTTGATCAGAACATTAGCGAAGACTATACATTACAAGTTGGGAAAGCAGGAACGATTAAGATTAAAGGCGACCTTGATATCGAGTGTAATGACTTTAACGTAAGAGCCGCTCGTAATATCAATCTACATAGCGCACTTAAAACGAATGTATCAGGAGCAGGAATAGGACTTCATGCTACAGCAGATGATATCAATATGGTGGCTCAAGCAAATCTAAAAGCAATGACGAATCTGGGAGGAATGTACTTCAAGTGTCTCATGCCGGGTAATATAGCAGGAGATGGAGGAGACTTTCATGTTGACTCATATAAGACAAATCTATACAGTCTTGCTTACACGAAGATACATAGTACAGGAACGCCTGCTATATCGGCACAAGTACTTCCTTATCCAGATGTTGCTCATCTTGGGGTTGACATTAGTAGTAAGACATCATTAAGAATTGATGCACTTGCGACTATGAACATTAATGCTTTGGGAATCATGGGAATAAATAGTGGTGCCGCACTTGGAATTAAGAGTATCGGAACATTAGATATCCACTCAACAGCACAGCTTGGATTGGGGGCGGGTGCATTAGTGAATCTAGACGGAACATTAGTCAATATTGGTAACGGAACAGCAAGTGCTACAGGTGGATTAGCGACAGGAACAGTAACATCGTCTCTTGCTCCTCAGATAGTACAGAGCGCATTAGGAGCAGTTCCTAATATAAGTGTAACAGAATTAGCCGCTGTTGTCAAGCCACCTGAGATAACTAATTCATTGTTCCCTAAACTGAAGAGATTAGTAGAGAGATTGAAGCCGATCATAACAGGAGTTATGGGATCGGGAGATAACTTAGATTAGAATATAAAGGTTGCAACTTCTATTATAACACAAATTTGTACATTGTCAAGAGTTATTTTAAAGCCAGGTCGACCAGGTTATAACCCGGTGACATGACAAATATAAAAGTTGCAACTTCTATTATAACACAAATTTGTACATTGTCAACAATTAATTTAAAGAAAAGAGAGAAATATGTCAATAGAATGTGATAACACAACACCACTAGCGGGCAAAGCCGGATCTACTCTGGGGAATGACAGTGCGCTATTCGATAATCTCATTGATGTATCGTCTCTGATTGATGATTCTGATCCATTCGGATCGGCCGGGTTAAATCGTAATGCTATTATTGACTTGACAAATGGATTAAATGGGTTATTGGGAGCATCTGATCTAACTGGATTTGATACACTCAAGGAAAGATTCGATCAGTTTCCTCTGACGTTTACTGAGATAGCGGCATTTGCTATCAATAATAATGAAAATGTTAATGATCTTCTTAACGGATTGAACAACTTTCAGGAAGGAAACGGAGGAAAGAATACTGGATCAGGGGGTGGAAACACTCTGGGGCCCTATGTAGGATATAGTTCAAAAGACGGAGGACTAGATGGGGCAAATAGTAATCAGTTAACGGATGCGTTCATAGGTGGCCTATTAGGAGATCTTGACTTCTACTATAATCAGAATCTAGGAGCATCTATTAGTGCGGGTACTTGTGGAGCATTCGGAAATGCTTTAATGCAGTTGCTTGGAGTATTTCAATTACTTGATACACTGAATGCTACGTTAGCTAAGATTCAAGATCTTGATCCAAAGAAGCTTGCTATTCAACTAGCACAGAAGCTAAAGATCGATGCCATTAAGAAGAAGATTAAGGACACTATTAAAAAGCTAGTTGAGAAGATCAAGCGTCAAGTTCTCAAGACTGTTAATAGCATTATTCCACAACTCAAGAATATGGGATGTGCGAGTAAGGCTTTCTTTAAGAAGATGAGAAAGAAGATAGATCAGATTAACGAGTTCTTCTCTGAAGAGAATATAAAGCGTATTAGAGACGAGATTGATACATTCATTAATAACATGGTGGCCAACTTTCAACGTCTGACACTAGAGAATGCTCTTATGCTTATGTATCAGCTATGCCGATTTACTGAGCAGTTACAAGCACTTCTTATGGGAGATGCAAATGAAGTACAGAGAATCGCTATTGTAACACAGAACGAGACAAGGGCATTAGAGTCAGCAGGACTTAAACAGACTATGAAAGCTGTAGAGAATGGAGCAGTACGAGTGGCGCCTGCGGAGCGTCTCAAGAAGCGAGAGGAAGTCATTAAGAAGAATAACGAAGAGTCTAAGAAGTCTAAAGTGCCTAAAGATCATATCACAGATCCTTGTCCAACACAAGAAGAGATGGAGATTATTAATAAGATTAGTGATGCAGGACTAGGCGATAGTATAACATTTTCTTCTAGTGTTGTCAAGAACAAAGAATGGCAGGATGTCGATAACTCTGTATGGAGTAAGTTACTGCGTATTGTTAAAGCGACAGATGCGGAATATGAAGTCACTAATGGAGTGAAGAAGAAGACTAATACAACTGCTACTATGGGCGGTACATCTAATCATATACATCTAACAGGATTTGCTGTAGATATCTCTATCAATGATAAGAATAGAAAAGATACTATTATAGCCGCCAGTAAAGCCGGATTCTCAGGCATAGGAGTATATAAGACATTCCTTCATCTAGACGTAGGAACAAGAAGATCATGGGTGGCCGGAGATAAGGGAATTGATATATCTCCTACTGAACAGTTCGCAGGTACCGATCTAGCTGATATCAAGAAGGTTATGAATAAGCATGATAGTGATGGACATAGAAAGGTTCGTGATGAAGGGGAGGAAGTCGAGGGAATTGATTTAAGTACAATAGCTACTGAAGACTTAACTGAAGAGCAGACTGCCCAGTATTTTGAACAACTCAGGAGCGCAAGACAGCAGAATGATTCTGCAAGATCTTTTGAGTCTGAGAGTATAATGAGAGAGGTTGATCAAGCATATAATAGTAGAGGTTTAAAGTCAATACGTCAGATGACAAAAGAAGAACTAGAAGAGTTTGATAAATCAGGCAAACGACCTAAAGCATAGCATATAAATACACTATAAAGGATAAAAGAAATGTCATTAACGCCACGCACACGATCACAAGAGTTCTTCTCTGATTTCACAAGGAATCTAGAGCAGATACCCGGCCGTAAGGATCTGAGTAGACGTATTAACGAGAATGCTGTAAAAGAGAGCATACATAATCTCGTTATGACGGATCGTGGAGAGCGTTTATTTCAGCCTAATATAGGATGTGATATACGAGGATCATTGTTTGAGAACATAGATCCCAACACTATATTACTACTGAAAGACAATATTCGATATACGATTAATACATATGAACCGAGATGTAATCTTCACAACGTAGAAGTTGAAGCTAACATAGACACAAACGATCTGAGAGTAAGAATAGTATTCTCTGTGATAAATACTAGTAACACTTCAGAACTTACAATTGATCTTAATAGGGTAAGATAGACACATGGCCAACTTGTCACCAATAAAAAATTTAGACTTCGCTGAAACTAAAGAAGCACTCAAGACGTTTCTAAAGAATCAGGATCGTTTCAAGGACTTTGACTACGAAGGCTCTAATACGAATGTGCTACTTGATGTACTATCATATAATACGTTTTATAACAACTACTATTATAACATGATGATATCCGAGATGTTTCTGGATAGTGCTAGTCAACGTAATAGCGTATTGTCTCATGCTAAAGAACTTAACTATATGCCTACAAGTAGACGTAGTGCAAGTGCTAAAGCAACGATTAATGTAGTCGCCCCCAATCTAGACAGTAACTACTTTAACATTCCTGCTAATACTAAGTTCATTGGACGATGTGGTAACAAGACATATAATCTATTAACGGATAAAGCACATACTGCTGTACGATCTAATGGTGATAATAGTCTATATGTTATTGAGAATGTCGATCTATTTGAAGGCCGTGTTATTAACGAAACTCTCACGATATCTAATACTACTCTCAGTAATGATGCTATTGATACTCGGTCTCTCAAGATCACTGTTAATAACGAGACGTACACATATAGAAGTGATATCTTTGGTGTTTCTTCAACTGATAAAGTCTTCTATCTACAACCTGAGAATGACGGAAAGTACTCTCTACAGTTTGGACAGAACAAGTTTGGAGTACAACCTACAGCAACTGATATCATTAAAGCAGAGTATAGAATATCTTCTGGCCCTTCCGCTAATGGAGTGACTTCATTGACGATTGGCGCTTTTGGCGGAGCGAGTTCTATAACTGTGAATGTCACGACTTCTACATCGGGCGGATCGATGGCTGAAGATATAGAGTCAATTCGGACGTTCGCTCCTAAGGCGTTTCAAGTACAAGAGAGAGCAGTAACGAAACGAGACTACGAGACTCTACTACGTACTCGCTTTCCTAATATTCAAGCAATCTCTGTATATGGTGGTGATGAAGTTGATCCTCCTCAGTTCGGAAAAGTAATTATCTCAGTTGATGTAACTGGTGGTGAAGGTGCGGCTGACTATGAGATTGCTAACTTCAAGAACTATCTAAAGGATAAGACTCCATTAACAATTGAGCCTGTCTTTGTTGTTGCTAAGTTTCTATATGTTAGTGCTAACATTAATGTTGTCTATGATCCTAATGTAACTAACAAGTCGCCAGCCCAGATTCGATCTGAGTTAAATGACTCTATTATAGCATATCAGAATACAAACCTCAATGACTTTAATAAGACACTTCGTCAATCAAGACTAGCGGCATTCCTTGATACTGTTGACGGATCTATTGTATCTTCTGATATTGTGGCCAAGCCTATTATCGAGTATGTTCCTACACTTAATCTAGCAACAAGTCCATCATTCTCATTTGAGTCTGAGTTAGTTAAACCTTATCCGTTTGATGACGTAGAAGGCTTTACTACATTCAAGCCTGCTGTATCATCTAGTAAGTTTACTGTTGATGGATCACTTGTATCAGCAAAGGATGATGGTAAAGGAAACATTATGCTAGTGACTGGTGATACTACTGTTGAGAGTGTGTTTAAATCGTCTGTTGGAACTGTTGATTATGCTACAGGCGCCATCAAGTTATCTAATCTAAACATTAGTTCATTCCAGAATCAGGCAATTAAGTTTACTGCTAACACAACGAACAAGGATATTCGTCCTCCAAAAGATCGTATCATCGTGATTCGTGGTGAAGATGTTCTTATAACTGTATCTCCATTGGAATCATAATTCATGGCTTTGAACCTGAGAAGTAGTATCTATGCAGAGATAGCTGATCAATTTCCAGATGTCTATAAGGAAAATGGTGACTTTCTCATATCCTTTGTAGAGGCGTACTATGAGCATCTTGACGAAAAGATGGATCGTGACGTTCCTAAACTTCGTGATATCGATAGTACTCTTAGTTCCTTTATAGTATTCTTTAAGAAGAAGTATCTTGCTGATTTGCCATTAGATGCCGCTATCGATGTTCGATATGTACTCAAGCATATTAAGGATATGTACACACGAAAGGGTACTCAGGAATCACTTGAGTTGCTGTTCAAGATATTCTTTGATCAAGACATTGAAGTCTTCTATCCTAGTACTTCTATTTTGCGGCCTTCGGATTCTATTTGGGGAGGAGACGCTTATCTTGAAATGCGTACTGTATTCCAAGTAGATGACTATCCTATTAATAAGGGTGATAGAATAAAAGGAGATCTATCTCAAGCAGGCGCATTCGTTGATGAAGTAATCTTTGTTAACTTCTCGGGCGCATTATCTCCTATCATATATCTATCAAACATAACTGGAACATTCTCTGCTGATGATGGCATAATTGTATTCTCTGCTGATGGTCAGACTAACGTAGGTAAATTAATATCTGGATCAGTGAGTGAAGTTAATATTAACCCACTAAACAGAATAGCGAATCAGAAAGTTGGTGACGCTGTTAGTCTTCGATCAGCACTTACTGGTATTGACGGCACTGCTCGTGTATTAACCACATCACAGCAAGAGACTGGATCTATAGACTTTCGGATTCTTGATGACGGATTTGGTTACATTGATCCTGCTAGTAGTATGTCTGTAAGCAATAAGATAGGGATTAGTAATCAAGTTCTTATTGTGAATAATGCTAACACGTTACAACTAAAGCCAGGCGATATTATTAGTGCTAATGCATCTCCATTGACTTACACTGGAAGTGAAGATGCTGATGCAGTTCCTTATGTAATGAGTGGTCATGCAAAAGTTATACAATATAATCATCCTCTCCTATTTGTCGAGAGTTCAAACATAGATGACTATAATAAATTGTGGAGTATTCAAGTATCTAATGGTATACCAAACACTGGACTTCTTACTCAACTAATAGTTGCTATTGCGACCTTTGGGACAGCACCTACGTTTTCAGATCCTAGTATATATGCTCCATATCAGCACTGGTCAGAGGCGCTGAGTGATCCGTTTCCTGTAGCGGGCGAGACTAATTCTGCTATAGAT